GCTTCCCTGTGTCCTGAAGTTTCCATCAGTAATTGTTATCATCGTTTTTATGATAAGAATTAGTTATGGATATTCAGGAGTCAAACACAGGAGTGTGGTAGCCCCACGGCAATGAGTGGTCGCTTGTAATAAATGCGACAGGAGTATCCAATCAATACAATTATCATAGATAGCTCCACGGAGTATTTATGGTGCCTGCGAATCCTAACTTTAGTGAGAGGCTGAAAGCTTGCTTTCCCTCGAAACATGTTAGGGTACAGGCAACAAGCGAAATCTTTATCGAAGCAACCAGGTGTTGTCAATCTTACAAGATTGTTCTCTCTGAATAAGAGGGTACTGTGGTTACAAGACCACGGTTTTCTACAGAAATTATTTCATGCAATAATTATTAATATCAATACTTTATCTTTATAATTAATATACACGCACAATAGTACTATTATAGTCTTATGTGTATCATATCACTGATTCTTTTCTTCCTATTTATAATAATATATAATTAATGATAGGGGGGGTATAATTAATAATATATGGTATATTATATAAGAACCACAGTAGATTTATTAGAGGGAAAATAGGGTATTTATAAGAAAGGGCTTGACAAATAATAAAAAGTATGCTATAATATTAACATAGTAAAGAGATTTTAAAGAGTTTTAGTTTTTTTATTAATTATTAGTCGTTTTCTTGGGGAAAACGCCTTATTACTAATTAATAATTATTAATTATTCCGCAAAGGGGAAAATAATGGGTAGGAGATCTATAGAAGATACAAACAAAATAAGAGAAGCCCAGGGTTTGCCCCTACGTAAACATAAAATATCTAAACCTAAAGCTAGAAAGAGTGATGCTATACTACCAGTATCTAAGAAAGCTCGACATCAAGAGGTTCTTGCTGGTATGCTTAACTCAAAAGGTAAAAAAGTTGTTGATAAAGTACTCAACAAAGCCTTAAATGATGAAGATGACGATCAACTAGCATGTTTAAAGATAGTTATGGACAGAATACTGCCATCAGACTATATAAATAAAATGAAAGGTAACGGAAATCAAATACAAATCCACATTTCAGGCGTGGAAGATACTAAAATAAACGAAGTAGAACCTATAGACATGGAGACCATAGATGGCAAAGAATAATTTAGCAAGAGATGCTTTTAGATCTGCACAAGGTCTATTACAAAGACCTAATCCGTCATTTGAAGCTTCTACTATGGTTACAAAAGAAGATACTGAAAATCTTTTAAGAGCTATAAACCCTGATCAAGGTGGTTTAAAGGTTATGAATACTAATATAGATGCTCCTATGAAACCTTATGAAGCAGAAACAGTTCCTTTACCACAAACTCAAATGAATATTGAAGAAACACAAAAAGCAATTCCATTTACTCTATCTGAGAAAGAAATAAATAATATGAAGAACGAGGCAATGAGAGGTCTTGGTAGAGACTTCTATGACTTTCAAGATAGTATGAGAAAGGGTGGAGCAGACTTATATGATATGTATGAAAGAATTACTGGTAATAATATTAATAATACTAAAGTAGATGCTGGTACAGCAGATAGTACTAATAANNTNACTGAATTTCATTCATTAATGCAAAATCTAGAAAATAGTAAAAAAGAAGGATGGAATGGAAAACATTGGACACCTCATAAATCAGCCGAAGAAGGTAATCCAACTATTGCTTATGGACATAAATTAACTGATGCTGAAAATGCAGGTAATTTTGTTTTAATAGAAGGAGTTGAAGTTCCTTTTGCAGACATAAATGAAGCAAAAGCTCAAGAGCTTTATATGCAAGACTTTACAGAAGCAGAACAAATAGCACAAGGATGGTTTGGAGATGACTGGGATTCATTAGATCCTAAAGCTAAAAACTTAGCTTCAGAATTAGTTTTTAATATGGGATCAAGTGTAACTCAAGGAAAAACAGAATACAAAAAATTTAAAAGAAAAGCAATAGAAGGTAAAGGTTATCTTTCTGAAATAGGTAGAACCTACAAAAGAAAAGGTAAAGTAATTCCACTTACTCAAAGAGTAAATGCTTTAAAAAAATACGCTAGATGACAGCATTAAATGTAAAGCTTCATGATAAACAACGTGAAGTATTCGACGACAATACACGATTTAGAATTGTAGCAGCAGGACGTAGGTTTGGTAAGTCCAGATTGGCTGCTTGGTTACTTCTGATAGAAGGACTACAATCTAAGTCTAAAGATATATTTTACGTAGCACCTACATATCAACAAGCTAGAGATATTATGTGGGGTGTCCTGAAGGAACTTGGGCATGATGTAATAACATCTGCACATGAGAATACTTCTGTACTTACTTTAGTAAATGGAAGAAAAATATATTTAAAAGGAGCAGATCGACCAGATACCTTAAGGGGTGTTGGGTTGGCGTTCTGTGTAATTGACGAATATGCAGATATTAAGCCTAACGTATGGGAACAGATTCTAAGACCTGCATTGGCTGATGTACAGGGAAAGGCTCTATTTATAGGGACTCCTAAAGGACGTAACCACTTCTATGAACTATTTCAGTATGCAGACTCAGACAAGGACAAAGATTGGACAGCCTTTCATTATTCATCTTATGATAATCCTTTAATACCTTCTAGTGAAATTGAAGCGGCAAAGAACTCTATGAGTTCATTCGCTTTCAGACAGGAATTTTTGGCTTCTTTCGAAGCTGCCTCTAGGGACATATTTAAGGAAGATTGGATACATATAGATGAAAACGAACCTGAAACTGGTAATTATTTTATTGCAGTCGACTTGGCAGGATTTATTAAAGTTGATAAAGAAGCAGCTAACAAAAATAAAAAATTGGATGAAACAGCAATTGCTATTGTTAAAGTTCATGATAATGGTTGGTGGATTGCAGATGTTAGACATGGTAGGTGGGATATTAAACAGACTTGTGAAGAAATTTTCAAAGCTGTTAAAGAGTATGAACCTACGAAAATAGGTATTGAAAAAGGTAGTTTAAAAAATGCAGCTCTTCCATATTTAATGGACTTGATGCAAAAAAATAATTTATTCTTTAGAATAGATGACTGTACACATGGTAATCAAAAGAAAACAGAACGTATTGTGTGGGCTTTACAAGGAAGGTTTGAGCATGGAAAAGTTGTTCTTAATTATGGTGATTGGAATAATCATTTTGTAGATCAATTAGTAAACTTTCCAAACAGCCAACTCCATGACGATTTGGTAGATGCTGTAGCTTATATTGATCAAATACAAATAGTAGATGTTATTTTTGATGAAGTAGATGAAGAATACGAAGCACTTGATATGGTAAGTGGATATTAACTAAGGATAAAATATGGCAGAATATAAAACACCATCAAAACTAGTTTCTTGGATTCAAGGACATTGTACAGACTGGAGAGATAACAGAGATACTAATTATCTTGACTACTGGAAAGAATATGAAAGACTCTGGAGAGGTGAATGGGCTGCTGAAGATAGATTAAGAGAATCTGAAAGAAGTAGATTAGTTTCTCCAGCTTTACAAGAAGCTATTGAAAATCATGCATCTGAAATAGAAGAAGGAGTCTTTGGCTCTGGAAATAGTCTATTTAGTATGGATGATGATATGGAAGATAAAGATGGAAGAGACGTCCAATATCTTCAAAAGTATATGAAGCAATGTTTTAAAAAAACAGGTCTTCGTAAATCAGTTGGAGACATTATTCTTTTAGCTAGTATCTATGGAACAGGTATTGGTGAAGTAGTTGTAGAAAAAATGGAAGAAAGAATACCAGCTACTCAGCCAGTACCTGAAGTAGATAGTATTGCCGTGGGTACAGTTAAAGAAGATAAAATTACTGTAAAATTAAATCCTGTTAGTCCTCAAAACTTTTTAATAGATCCTAACGCTACACATGTCAATGATGCTATGGGAGTAGCTATTGAAGAGTTTGTTTCTGCACACAAAGTAGCAGAAAATATGGAAAGTGGTGTCTATTTAAAAGAAGATTTAGGAGGTAATGCTACTTCTGAATTTGATTTAGAAGAGTCTTGGATTGATGAAGAGTATGATCATGATAAAGTTAAACTATTAAAATACTATGGTTTAGTTCCAGAAAAATTAATAGATAATCCAGAAGATGGTGTTATAGACATTACTGAAGGAGATACAGATGTTTTAACTGACTATGGTAATCTTGTTGAAGCTATTGTAGTTATTGGTAATGATAATGTATTACTTAAGGCAGAACGCACTCCTTACATGATGAAAGATAGACCTATTGTTGCGTATCAAGATGATACAGTACCTAATAGATTTTGGGGTAGAGGTGTAGCAGAAAAAGGTTGCAATATGCAAAAAGCTTTAGATGCTCAACTTAGATGTCATCTAGATTCTCTTGCTTTAACAACAGCTCCTATGATGGGTATGGATGCTACTAGATTACCTAGAGGTGCTAAATTTGAAATTAGACCTGGCAAAACTTTATTAACAAATGGATCACCTAATGAAATTTTAATGCCTTTTAAATTTGGTGTTACGGATGCTTCTAATTTACAAACAGCACAAGAATTTCAAAAAATGATTTATCAAGCAACAAATACTTTAGATACAGCTAGTGATACAAAACAACCAACAGGTGGAGAATTGTCTGTTACTTTATCTACTATTCTTAAAAAGAATAAAAGAACTCTTGTTAATTTTCAAGATAACTTTTTAATTCCTTTTATAGAAAAAGCAGCACATAGATTTATGCAGTTTGATCCAGAACATTTTCCTGTAGCTGATTATAAATTTGTAGCTAATTCTTCTTTAGGTATGTTAGCTAAAGAAGTAGAACAATTACAATTTATTAATTTATTAAAAACTCTTGGACCTAAAAGTCCAGCAGTACCTTTATTATTACAAGGTATCCTAGATAATTCTAGTTTACCTAATAAAGAGACTTTAAAACAAATGTTAATAACGTCTCAACAAAAAGAACAACAAATGAAACAACAACAAACTCAATTAGGTTTAGCTCAGGCACAAGCACAAATAGCATTATATAATTCAGAAGCTCAAGAAAATACAGCACAGGCTCAAAACCATATGATGGATGCTCAAACTAAACCTCAAGAAGTACAAGCAAAACTTATGACTGCTTTAGCTACTAATCTTCCTAGTGAAGCTGATGAACAACAAGCTGAATTTAAACGACGAGTACAAACAGCAGAGTTAATGTTAAAAGAACAAGAACTAGAACTTAAAAAACAAGATATGATAGATAATAAGGATATTGTAAAATTGCAGATGGCTAAGAAATAGCTTGACAAATTTGTCTTTTTATGATATAATAACTATATGGATCAAGAATTAAAAAAGTATTACGAAGATAGATTTACAATGATGGTAACACCTGGTTGGAAAGACTTTCTAGAAGATGTAGAAAAGTTAGCTGCTCAGTATAATAATGTTAATACAGTAGATGACGAAAAGCAACTTCAAAAAAGAAAAGGTCAACTAGACATACTAAATTGGATTCTTACATTAAAACAAGTTTCTCAGGAAACTTTTGATGAGTTAGAAAATGAAAAAACTATTTGAATTTGAGTGTGAAGACTGTGGAGTTTTTGAAGAACTTACAGAATATACTCAAACATGTGATTGTCCCAGTTGTGGTAAAGTATCTTATAAAATTATAAGTACTCCATCTATACAACTAGAAGGATGGTCAGGGAGTTTCCCAGGAGCTACGGCTAAATGGGAAAAAAATCATTGGCAAGACTCCCGCCAAAAAACCAAAAAAGCAACTGGGGATTAGTCTCCTTAGTTACTTTCCTAAAATGCTAAATGCACAGGAGAAATGATATGGCTAAAATAGTAGAAGAAGTTGAAGAAATTGATGTAATCCCTGCTCCAGATAAAGCTGAAGATGTAACAGAAATAGTTGATACTAGTCTAGATAAAGAATTAGAACCTATACCAGAACCAACTCCTGAAGTATCTGAAGAAGCAGAGGAAGACTTACCTGAGAAGTATAAAGGTAAATCTGCTAAAGAAATTATTGCTATGCACCAGGCAGCTGAAAAGTTAATTGGTAAGCAAGGTTCTGAAGTAGGTGAACTAAGGAGAGTCGTAGACGATTTCATTAAAACACAAACTTCGAAAGAAGAAGCAAAGACTACAGAAACAACACCAGAAGAATTTTATGATGATCCTTCTAAACATGTAAAAAAGGAAATTGACAGTCATCCAGCAATTAAAGAGGCTCAAGAAGCTGCTTTGCAAATGAGGCGTACTGCAACATTAACAAGGTTAAATTCTGAGTATCCTAATCTGGAAGAGATAGTACAAAATCCTGCATTTGCAGAATGGATAAATTCTTCTAGAGTTCGCTCCGAATTATACAACAGAGCTGAAGTACATTTTGATTATGATTCTGCTAAAGAATTATTAAGTAACTGGACTGATAAACAAGAACGAGTTGCTAAAGTTGCAGAGACTAATAAGATTGATAAAGAGAATCAATTAAAAGCAGCAAATGCTGGTAGTAAAGGAAGTAACGAACCTGTTTCTAAAAAGAAGTATCGTAGAAGCGATATTATTAAACTTATGCAAACCGATCCTGATAAATATGATGCCTTATCAAATGAGATAATGGACGCATATAGAGAGGGACGTGTTATTTAAATTAATATTTTAGAGAGGTAATTAAAATGGCTTATCCAACCCCTGCAGTCACTACGACTACAGCAGCTAAGTTTATACCTGAGATTTGGTCCGATGAAGTGATTGCATCTTACAAAAAAAACTTAGTAGCAGCAAATTTGTTTAAAAAAATGTCTTTTACAGGCAAAAAAGGTGATGTAATTCACATTCCTAAACCTACTAGAGGTTCTGCTTCAGTTAAAGCAGCATCAACAGCAGTAACGTTGATTGCAGCTACAGAAACAGAAATTCAAGTAGCAATTGATAAACACTACGAATATTCACGTTTTATTGAAGATATCGTAGAAGTACAAGCACTATCATCAATGCGTAGATTCTATACAGATGACGCAGGTTATGCTTTAGCTAAACAAGTTGATACAGACTTAGTTCAGTTAGGTAGAACATTTAATGGTGGTGATGCTGGTGCAGATTATGATGAAGCATTTGTTGGTGCCGATGGTACTACCAAATATGTAAAAGCTTCTAACAATGAATCAGCTCTTTCAGATGCAGCTATCCGTAGAACTATTCAACGTTTAGATGATAATGATGTTCCTACTGAAGGTCGATTCTTTATGATTCCTCCATCAGCTAGAAATACATTAATGGGTCTAGATCGTTATACAGCTATGGATTTTGTAGGTGAGGCTGGTAATGCTAACACAATTAGAAATGGACAAATTGGTAACCTTTATGGTATGCCTGTTTATGTTTCTTCTAATGCTGATACAACTTCTGGTTCTGGTGCTGCTCGTGTATGTCTAATGGGACATCAAGACGCAGCTGTTTTAGTAGAACAGATGGGTGTTAGATCACAAACTCAATACAAACAAGATCATTTAAGTACTCTTTACACTTCAGATACAATTTATGGTGTTAAAGAATTACGTGATGACTCTGCGTTTGCATTAGCAGTGCCTGCATAATAGCAGTTAGATAGCCCCCTTCGGGGGGTTTATCTTTATTAATTTATAGGAAACAATTATGGCGATATTTAGAGGAGTAGGTGGTGCCGGAGATGCAACAGTTGATGCAAGCAGTGCCTCGACTCTTGCCACAACAAAAGCTGCAGAAGCAGCAACGAGTGCCGCAAATGCAGCAATAAGTGCTACATCAGCAGCAACTAGTGCCGCAACAGCAGAAGGATATGTAGATACCTTTGATGATAAATATCTAGGCTCAAAAACATCAGCACCCACAGTAGATAATGATGGGGACGCTTTAACAGATGGAGCACTTTATTTTAATACAACAAGTAACATAATGTTCGTATATGATTTAGGAACAACAGCGTGGTTACAACTTACTTTATCTAGTACTAATCAAACAAATGTAAATACTGTCGCAACAAATATTTCTAATGTAAATACTGTTGCTGGAAATAGTACTAATATTACTTCAGTAGCAGGTAATAGTACAAATATTAATGCAGTAGCAGGAGACGCTACAGATATAGGGACTGTAGCAGGAAGTATTGCAAATGTAAATACAGTAGCAACTAATGTTACTTCTGTTAATAGTTTTGCATTAACTTATTTAGGAGGACATTCATCAGCACCAACAACTTCTTTAGTAGGAGCTTTATACTATAATACAACAACTAATAATTTATTTGTTTGGAGTGGTTCTGCTTGGGATGAAGCAGCTTTTTCAGTTACAGGAGCAGTAACCGCATTTAATAGTAGAACAGGAGCAGTTACTCTTTCTAATGCAGATGTAACAACAGCATTATCTACAGGAGGTATAGCAACAGCTAAAATAGCTGATAGTGCTATTACCACAGTTAAGATAGCTGACGATGCAGTTACTGCTGATAAGTTAGCTAATTCTATTAATACAGAAATTGCAGCTAATACTGCAAAAACAGGAATTAGTTCTAGTCAAGCTAGTGCTATTACTGCTAATACTGCTAAAGTAACTAATGCTACTCATACCGGAGACGTTACAGGTGCAACTGCTTTAACTATAGCAAGTGGTGTAGTATCTACAGCTAAACTTGCTAATGATGCAGTTACTACAGATAAAGTAAATTTAGTATCTACTGGTTCTGTTCCTAGTGTAGAAGCTAAAGGAACATCAGGAGTTACAGATGGTTATATACAATTAAACTGTTCTGAAAACTCTCATGGTATTAAACTTAAAAGTCCACCACATAGTGCAGGAGCTAGTTACACACTAACATTTCCTACTACAGATGGTAGTACAAGTGAGTTTTTGCAAACAGACGGCTCTGGTGTTCTTACTTGGGCAGTACCTACAAACACCACTTATTCAGCAGGAGCAGGGTTAAGTCTTGGTGGTACAACCTTTACACTTAATTTAACTCAAGATCAATCGTGGACAGGTTCACAAAGATCAACTGTTGTAAATAATACAACATCTTTATCATTTGATTTAAATGGAGGTAATAATTTTACTTCTTCGCCTGGTGCTGGAGGTACATTAACTTTTACTAATCATGTATCTGGTCAATCAGGATATATATTATTAACTAATGGTAGTAACTATGCTATTACAGCTCATGCTAATACTAAAATTACTGCAACTGACCTAGCAACTATTAGTGTTACAGGTTCATACTTACTATCTTATTTTGATAATGGTACA